TTTGGTAGTACGGTGGCTGGTGGGGGCAGTACCAACGTGCCCGTTTACTCGGATGGCACTAACTGGAAAGTTGGGTGAAGTTGCTTTGTATGCACGCACCCACATGATAGACTTTGACAAATTTTTAGGGATGAGGTAGCGATGAGCGTCCACAATCTAGCCCAGCAAGTGCAGTCCCAAGGGAGGGGCAGCGACTCGGTTCTTGTCCACATGACACCAAACGAGGTGCATGGTCTGCAAGCGTTGGCGCTTGCGCATGGCGGTAGTCTAACAATCAACCCGGAAACCGGCCTGCCCGAAGCAGGCTTTCTGTCTAAAATTCTGCCGATGGTAGCAGGCGCTTTGCTTGCGCCGATGACTGCCGGTACTTCTCTTTCGTTTCTTGCTGCGAATCCTTTGTCCACTGCACTGACTATTGGCGGTTTGACAGGGCTGGCTACGGGCAGTTTGAATAAGGGGCTGATGGCCGGTCTTGGTGCGTTTGGCGGGGCGGGTCTTGGACAAGGGCTGGCAGCTACTGGCGCAAAGGCAGCAACCGCAGGCGCAAATGCGGCAACCGCAGGCGCAGCAAGCGCAGCAAGGGCAATACAGGGAGCGCCTGTTTTTCCGCCGGGATCAACCCCAGCGTTAGACGCGCTCAAAACCGCTGCTATTGGCACAAACCCCGCAGGTGTAATATTTGGCCCCAGTTCGGCTTACACGGGCGGTCTTTCTACAACTCCAATCTCTATCCCCACGCAGTTGGTCTCTAAATATCCTGCCCATAAGTTTGCTTCATCAACGGTTACGCCAATGCCGCTTATTACGTCTTCTACTTATTATGGCGGTGCCCCAATAAATATAGATGCTGCGCAAGCAGCATTGGGAAATCCGGTAAGTAATGTGTCAAGTGCACAGGGAGTCTTGCCAAATTTTATGAGAAGGGATCCAAGTTCTAACCCTAGACTTTTAGACGGTGGTGGTTATAGTCCTGATTTTACTCAAATGAAACAGGGGTTTAAAGCCATCGGCGCTGATCCCGTAGAAGGACTGAAATCCGTTTGGGAAAATATGCCTGCCGGCACAGGACTTGCATCAATTGCAAGTGTGGCAAATGCCGCGCGGCCTGACTTCAAGCCTCCCGGTAAAACTAAGGCGTTAATTCGCCCTTACCGTTTAAAGCGTAATTACGAGCCTGCCGGTCACGGCGACACAGGTTACGGCACATCCGAGCGCCGTTATTTTGACGATGTCTATACCGCATTGGAACCATACGAAGCACCGGGGCCTGAGTATGCTGCGGGGGGTGGACTGATGGGCTTGGCAAGTTTTGCGGGTGGCGGTTACACACGGTACACCGGCACTCGCCCACTGGACGAAGATAAAGACGACTATTACTACGTCGGCGGTATGGACCCGCATTTTATGTATAGACCACCGCCATACGGTCCCGGCAGCGGTTCGCCTTACGATGAGTACGATCCTCAAAAAATAAAAGACCCGTATAAGTACGATTACGACCGAGAGATTGGTAAGTTTGTACAGAAAAGCGGTCCGGGCATGCCTACTACACCCAAACTTAGCACTGACCCGCAAGCGTATACGGCAGAGACGTTGAACCCTGTGTATCAGCAGTACTTTGGACGTGACGTAGACCCTGAAGGCATCGCGGCTTACACCAAACGTGAGTTTTCGCCTTCTGAGTTAGACACTATCCTTAAAGCATCGCCCGAGTATGCTGCACGTCAACAGCAGCTTGCAGCCGCGAAGAAAGAAGCCAGCTACGCCACGGCAACCCAAGCGGCAAACATGTACCGCGATTTGTTGGGGCGGACGATTGACCCTGAAGGGCTGAAGTACTACACCCAAGAGCAGCGTATGACTCCGGCGGAACTAAAGAAAACGCTGATGCAGTCGGAAGAGTATTTGACCAAACTAACTAAACCATTGGCACCAAAACCGTTTGTGACGCACAGCGGTGCGATTGGCTTGGAAGGCGCTATGCGCACTCCTGAACAAGAAGCCGCACGTCCTCGTGATATGTCCAACTTCTACGCCATGATGGATAGGCGTTTGGCAGAACAAGCACAAAGACAGCAGCAGCAACCGGAATACGCAGTGGGTGGCTCCGTTGAACAGATGTCAGCTATGAACTCGGTGGGGGACAATTTGATGTATCCGCAGTCGCAGTTTCAGACCCCGATGTATAGCAACCCGATGATGCAGCATCCGATGCCAGCTAATGTCATATCAACTGGACTTGATGCGCCGGTTGATTCGTACACAGGTGAGCAGCGTTTTGCATACGGGGGCGTTGCAAATCTTGGTGGTTACTCTGATGGTGGCAGATTATTGAAAGGACCCGGCGATGGAGTTTCGGATTCTATTCCTGCTGTTATTGGTCAGCGGCAGCCTGCTCGTCTCGCTGATGGTGAATTTGTTATCCCTGCACGCATCGTGTCCGAACTCGGTAACGGCTCCACAGAAGCTGGAGCGCGGAAGCTGTACGCGATGATGGACCGTGTGCAAAAAGCCCGAAACAAAACGGTAGGCAAAAAACGAGTAGCAGTAAACAGTAGAGCAGATAAGCATCTGCCCGCATGAAGATACAGTGCATTGAACTTCAGTACATAAATGTAATGTGGCCGCACATCGAACCGTTTATTCGAAGTGCGTGGGAGGCAGGGGGTACGTACGAGTACACGCTGGATCAGTACAAAATGCGCTTGATTGACGGTACTTGGGCAGCGTTAATTGCTGTGGATGAAGAAAACAAAATTCACGGCGCGGCGGTTATTAACTTTTTCAACCGTCCTGATGCACGTGTGGGCTACATCATGTCGATAGGCGGTCGTTTAATTACAAACGCAGATACATTTGAGCAATTGAAGAATTTTATGTTGGTTAATGGCGCAACCAAGATTGAGGGGAGTGCCAGAGAATCCGTAGCACGTTTGTGGACACGTTACGGTTTTAAAGAAAAATACCGAGTCGTAGGAGTATCTATATGAGCCGTATCTCATTTGGCATGATGGAGGCGGGGTGCGTACCCGGCGACCTCGGCGCTTTCAAAAAAGAAGGCGGGAAAATAAAACTGTACAGCGAGGGTGGTGGGGGCAGTCAGCCCACTAGCCAGAATATCACCCAGACCAGCATCCCTGAATATGCGCGGCCTTATGTCGAAAAGTACCTCGGCAAAGCAGAAGCGATTGCTGATCTGGGCTACCAACCCTACGGCGGTCAGCGTATAGCCGGGTTTGATCCGTTCCAATTACAGGCGCAGCAAAACGTCGCTAATATGTCTTCTGCTCCGCAGCTAGGCACGGCAACACAAATGGCAGGCTTGGCAGGACTGCGTGCGGGTGATGTGCGTTATGACCCTGCGAAGTTACAACAGTTTCAAATGCAGCAGCCGGGAGATGTCAGCACCGGTAAGTTTATTGACCCGAATGTAATGTCATCGTACATGTCGCCGTACCAACAAGCGGTGACCGACATTGAGAAGCGCGAAGCTATGCGCCAATCAAACATTATGGGGCAGCAGAACCAAGCACGTGCAGTACAACAAGGTGCCTTTGGCGGTGCTAGATCAGCTATTGTTGAAGCAGAACGCCAGCGTAACTTAGGGCAACAACTAGGGGACATCCAATCCCGTGGCAGTCAAAGTGCGTTCCAACAAGCAGCACAGCAGTTTCAAACTGACCAACAGCGGGCGCTACAAGCAGCGCTGGCAAATCAGCAGATGGGGTTTGGTACAGGCCAAGCCAACTTGCAAGCAAAATTAGGTGTACAGCAGTTAGGCGAGCAGTCCCGTCAGTTCGGTGCCAATCTGGGTATGCAAGGTATTCAGCAGCAGTTGGCCGCAGCCGGTATGTTGGGTAACTTAGGGCAGATGCAGTTCGGCCAGCAGAAGGACATCATCAATGCGTTGAACGCTGCGGGTGCTCAACGGCAGGCGCTGGAACAAGGGCGTCTTGATACGGACTACCAAGACTTTATGCGCCAGCAGCAGTATCCGTATCAACAGGTAGGATTTATGTTTGACGCGCTACGCGGATTGCCGCTTTCACAGTACTCACAGATGAACTACATGAAAGACCCGTCACTTATATCTCAGGGTATTGGCGGTTATCTGACGTACAGAGGGTTGTTTGACCAACCAAGTAAAGCAGAAGGCGGTATGGTGAACGAACCAGCAGGTTTGGCTGATTTGGCGCTTATGAAGATGGGGTCGTAATCATGATGAACGTAGACCAAATCACAACACGTCTGTCCATGATGGACGACGCTGCATTGCAGAAGTTTGCTGCGATGAATAAAAACGACCCTTACCTTTTACCGCTTGCCATTTCCGAGAGCAACCGCCGTAAACGCGTGCGCTCTGCTGCTCAAGCGCAACAAGCACAACCACAACCCCCGGTAGCGGACGCTGCCGTAGCACAGATGGCACCGGCTATGCCACAAATGGCTGCGGGTATTCCGCAGCTTCAAGCACGCAATTTAGAAACAATGGCTGATGGTGGTATCGCAGGGTATGCTAAAGGCGGTGCGCCGCAGGCAGAGCGCGATAAGTACCGCGCGTATGCGATTGAGAAAGCGCGGCAGCTAGGGCTTGATCCTAAGTTTGTAGACGCGATTTTTCAAACTGAGTCTGGCTACGACCCCAACGCCAAATCCAAAACTGGCCCTGTAGGCATTGGACAGCTTGCCAAGCAAACTGCACGGGCAAAGGGGTTGAAACCAGAAGAGCGCAAAGACCCATATAAAAATATGGACGCGTCGCTATCGCTCATGCAAGACTTCTTTAAGAAATACAGAGACCCTGCCAAAGTTGCTGTTGCCTACAACCAAGGTGAAGGGGTGCTTAACCGCCACCTGAAGAAAAACAAAGGGCAGTTGGTGCCAGAGAAGCTGCACGAAGACGTGCGCACTTCGAACAAACAAGAGCCGTTCAACTACCTTAAGAAACTAAACAACTACATCCCACTGCCTGTGGCAGCGGCGGCAGATGTTGTGCCGCGTGATGAATTCAAACCAACAGAAATTAAAAACCCAACACCCGTAGCACAACCTAAACCGGCACGTACTGCCCCCGCACCTACCCCACGTCGCGCAGGCCCTGCGCCGGTTGCCGAAGAAGCGATGGTCGATCCGATGGGCAACATCATTAGTACTCCGCCGACTGCTACGGGCACGATAGAAGGTAAAGCACCACAAGCAGGTGCGGCTGCTGCAACGGCGGACTACTTTGCAAACTTACTGCCTTTTGCTGCGGGTGAGATTGCCTATGGCGGCGCGAGAATGGCGACTGTCCCAGAAGAAACAGCACTGGGCGCTAGGGCTGCGGCAAAAGACTTTATGGACCCGTTTGGGCGTATGTTCGGTCGGACACAAGAACCGGGATACCGCCAAGCACCTACTACACAGCTAACAGACTTCGTAAGCAAGAACTTAGACAAGTCTGCCGAGTGGCTATCAAAAAATGCCCCGGACGGTACACTAAGTGTTAACGACGCGTCTAACATTCAAAACCTATTGTTGCTAGGATTAGGGCGCGGTAAGGGCAAACCAAAAGAAGAGGCCGGGTTACCGGGAATATCTGCACGTCAAAAAGCAGCAGAGGCAGAAGCAGCGGCAGCAGCGGAACGCGCCCAGACTGCGGCACTCCCAAGACTAGACGGACCAAAACCAGAAGCCAAAGCTGCTTACGCGTTTGAGCCACGAAAGTCGCAGACTTTCCCCATTAGCCCAGAAGCCGCTGCATTTGGGGCGGAGGCGACAAGCCGTCGTAAACTGGGAGAACAGGCAAGAGACGTACGTAAGGCAGAAGAAGCTGCCACCGCAGCCGCTAAACGCGCCGAAGCAATTCGTGCAGAAGAAGCCGCACGAGCAGCAGATCAAGCAGGACGCACACAAGTAGGCGCTGTAGCTAGAAGCGCCATACCGTCGGCAAGAAACATCCCCCGCGCTGCTGTAGGAACTAATCAAGCTGAAATGCCAGAAACCGCCCCGCCGGTAAGTGATGTTTACCCAAATGAAGAAAATCGGGGTGTTAAACCGGAGCCGGACGCAACACCGTCCCCCGCACCCGCACCAGTAGCTGAAGAGAGACCGCCTGCTGAACAAAAGAAAGCGTTTGGTCTAGACAACGAAGATTTGCTGATGTTAGGTCTGGGCATGTTGGCTTCCCCCGGCGGACAAGCAGGCGGCGAGTTGTCGCAGTTGTTTAGTAACTTTGGTCGGGCAGGCTTGGGTGCTGTTGCAGCCAAACGCGAACGCGAGAAGCTGGCGCAAGAGAAGTCGTTTAAAGATATCATGGAGAAGTACTATGGCAAACTAGCTGAAAACCTCGACACTTCGCGCGAAGAACGGCAGATTCAGCAAGTCATGAAAGAGTACAACGTAGATCGCCTTGAAGCGATTAGACGCATAGCGGCGGCCCAGTACGATCCTAGAATGGCGGCAATGTTCGGTGTGCAAAATCTTAAAAATGAGATGAGTCCAATGAGCATTCTGCGAGATGGGGGTGGTGGTACAGAAGGCTTTACCGTACTAGGCAAACGACCGGGGTAAATAAGTATGCCAATCTATAGCGTTCGCGGTCCTGATGGAAACATATACGACATCCAAGGACCTGAAGGGGCAACAGACGCGCAGGTCATTGCCGCGCTACAACAACACCTACAAGCAAGCGCCCCCAAACGTGGCATCGGTGCGGCGTTCCAACGAGGGCTAGAGTCACAGCTATCCGCAGGGCGCACAGGTGTTGGTGTTCTTGGTGGTACACCCGAAGAAGCAGTAGCAGCCGCCCAAGCAGGACTTGCACGTCAAGAAGAGATTGGCGGTAAATACGAAGATCAGATTGGTCTTGAGCGCCTAAAGAAAGCCTACGAAGAGAAGGGCCTCCTAGCTGCCGGGAAAGAACTGGCACGTCAGGTGCCGTTGGCTTTAGCAGAACAATCCCCTCAGATTGCTGCTACATTAGGTAGTGCGCGACTTGGGGCTATGCTTGGTACGCCACTGGGTCCTGCTGGGGCGATTGGTGGCGGTTTACTTGGTGCAACCGCACCTTCGCTTTTAATGGCCGCAGGTGCACAGTCGGAACGTCGTGCACAAGAGCAGGCTAAACGTGGTGAACCGGTCAGCATTGACCGAGGCGAACTACTGAAAACCGCAGCCCCCAGTGCGGCGCTGGACGTTGCGGGTACATTGATTCCGTTAGGCGGCACCTTTGTTACCAAGCTAACCGGGATTCCGACCAAAGCCTTCTTTGGACGTAGTGCGGCTCAAGCTGAGAAGTTAGCTAACGAGCGGCTACTTGCAACGCTTGCCAAGGGTACTGCCACCGGTGCGGCGATTGAAATCCCGACTGAAGTTATGCAGCAGATGCTGGAGCGTGCGCAGGCAGGCTTGCCCCTAACAGGACCTGAAGCGTTTGCCGAGTATGGTGAGACTGCCTACCGTGCGGGTCTGTTGGGACCGCTGGGTGCTGTGGGTCGGTTGGGAGAGAAAGGCGCTGCACAGGATCAACTGGCAGCAGCGCAACAAGCCAAGGCAGCCGAAGCGCGGCAAACCGCAGAGCCAGAAGCACCGCCCACCCCACCCGCTCCTGCGGCTGAAGAAATCCCTATTGAAGAGCGCCGGTTCCAAGACATCACCCCTATCCCCGGTGCTGAACCAGAGCGCCGGTTCCGTGACATAACGCCAGTACCTACCCAGCTTGCGCCTACTGAAGAAGCTGTGACACAGCAAGCGCCTAATGTCATCAAGATGATGGATGACTACGATACGGCTGTTGCCCAGATGGAGCCGTTGGAAACGGCGATGCAAAACGCAGCCAAGGCAGGGGACGCAGACGCGTACAACACGCTACTGCCCAAGTACAACGAACTCAAGAGCCAGCTAGACCAGATGCAAGCCAGCATCGAGGAGGCGGGCGGCACGACCAAATCCCCAGAGACATTTGAGCAGGACGCTACTGCCACGCTTGAAGCGCTGGACAAGAAGATTGCCGCTGCCCAGAAGAAAGTCGATAACGCCGCTGAGTTGGGTGAGTTCGATGCGCTGCCTAAACTGCTGGAGAAACTAAACGCTGCAAAAGCCGAGCGCGATACGCAGGCTACCCAGTTGGACAAAGAGCGTGAAATTCTGCGGGTAAAAGCAACACCCAAAGATGAGACGATTGATATGTTTGGCGGTGCTGCGCCAAAGGCAGAGGAAGTTATAGCTGAAGCGCCGCCAGTTGATGAGAAAAAACAACGCGCCATTGAAACCACACAAAAGGTCTTAGATCAAGCGATTGCCGAGCGCGATGCGCTGGTTAAACAAGACACCATAACGGCGTACAAAGCCCGAGGCTTGCAGTATGCAGGGACTGGCGCTGAAAAAGATATGCGGCGTGCCGCACTGTACACAGCCCAACAGAAAGTAGATGAGCTAGAGAACCGTCTGGCAAGATTGAAAGCGCCTGCGCCTGAACCTAGTGGTTTACTTCCGGGAAAGAAAGAAGGCGAAAAGCCGGTAACAGCGTTCCAGCTTGACCTACTGGGTGACTTTAACCTGCTGAACACGGCGATTAACAACCGGGACGAACGTACCATCGAAGCCATGCGTCGCGCTCGTGAGGCTGCGGACAAAAAAGCAAGAACAGAAAAAGCAGGACAGTCACCACGTGAGTTAGTGGCTGCTGCGCTTGACCAGCAGATAGGCGGTATCGTTCGTCGTGAACCCAACTATGACGTACGTGAGATTCGTAGTGGCCCCAATAAAGGCGAGCTGGTCTACGTTTACGACGATGTGATGCAAGAGCTGGCGCGTTTAACAGACCTTGTTAACAAGCCGGTAGGCAACGCCAAGCGTTCAAAACTACAGATACTGCACGACAAGTGGGCTAAGTTAGAAGAGCGTGAAGCAAAGCTGGCCGAGGCTAAGAAAGCCAAAGCGCCTAAAGACAAGCTCACCACGCTTCAGAACCAAGTTGCGACTGCCAAGCGTGACTATGAGAAAACACTAAAACAGATTCTGCCTATTCGTGATGCGTACGAGAAGACGTGGCGGCGGTTATTTAAGCAAACCGGTGAATTAGCCCCAGCGCCGGGAGAAGTTGCTACGCCCACCATCCTGACCCCACGCCAAAAGCAAGAAGCGTTGATGCGCGAAGGCAAGTCCAAGCGTGAGATGTCCAAGGAAGCCAAGGCTGCGAAACGGGCAACCGAAGGCAAGGTAAAGGTAAGCGAAACCAAAGTTGCCAAAGAACTTGGCGAGACGATGGACGAGTACCAGTCGTTTGCTGCGCCGTATCAGAAGCGCCTTGTTGCCAAAGCAGAGCAGCACAACAAATTTATCGCTACCGCGAACGAGCGCCTTGCCAAACTAAAAGAGAAATACGGCGACACGTCCGAAAAATACAAGACTGCGGAAGCCAATATGGTCAAGGTTGCTAAAGAGCGCCTTGCCGAACTGAACCAACTGAAAGACGAGTTGACTAAACTGGTCGGCGCTAAAGCCATTGAGTTGGGCAAACAGCACCCAGACTTTAAGAAGAAGCTGGCTGAAGCTAAAGAAGAATATCAGGAAGCCTTGCAAGATAGCGTGCAGGAAGTCAAGAGCCTACGCACGCCGCAGGTGACGCGCAAGCTACCTAAGATGAAGACAACACGCACTGCCTCAACTGAGAGCCGTGCAGAGACTGAGCGTAAACAAGCGGAGTTTGAAAGCGGCCTGTCCGCTGAGAAGAGCGAAGCCTACGACTACCAGCAACGCGAAGAAGCAAGAGAGCGCACACGTAAAGCACGCGAGGCCAAGGCAGGTAAAGGTTCCGCGATGCAGGCAGCGATGACGAAAGCTGCCAACGAGAAGATGAAGCGCGACATTGCCGAAGCGCAGGAGAAAGAGCGTTACGCCGAAGGGTCGGAAACTGAAAGTAGAGACTTGACAAAAGATCAGGTCAAGCTGCTGGAAGAGAACAAGCTGCGCGATGCGTACAAGGGGATTGTTGAAGACGATACCAACCAGCCGCTAAACCGTGCGGTGGCCGCTGCGCTTGAAGTGTACGCAGACAAGACAGACGTTGAGATACACGACAGGCTGTATCATTCCAACGGCCAAGAACTGCTGGGCAAAGCAACCAGCCGCAAGATCGATCTGAACCGCAGCTATGGCTTAACGCAAGAGGTGCTGCTGCACGAAGGCACCCACGCTGCGGTTGAGCGTACGATTCAGATGGCAGAAGACGACATCAACCTGTTGAGTAAAGAACAGCAGGCGGCGTACCGCGAGCTAGTGGCGCTATACAACGCGGCAAAGAAAGACCCGGCGATTACTAGCGAAAACGCCAAGAGCAGCGTATCTGAATTCGCTGCCGAGGTGATGTCGAACGAGAACTTGCAGAAGCAACTGCGTCAGAAAAAGTGGCGCTTGTCGGATGCGTTCCGTGGGTTTGTCAGCATTATCCTGCGCATGATCGGTGTGAAGAACGTCGAGAACATGCTGGACGCATCGGTGTCGGCAGTTGAAGCGTTGATGATCCCAACCAGTGTGGATCAGAAGGTAGCCGAGCAGGAAAGGGCAAAACCGTTGGAAGACGTGGGCGTGGTGGAAAAGGCCAAGGGCGTGTTTGGGTTTAGGTCTCAGACTCAACCTACGCGGTTTGCATCCTCGTTTGTTGCGCAGGAGCAAACGGCGGTTGATAACTTTCGCGCTAACTCGTTAGGGCTGGCGGGTCGCGTACAGTTTGTTGACCAGTACGCAGCGTTGTCAGAGGCTATAAGAAAAGGTGTTGATAGTGACGTTGTAAAAGAATTAGAGGCAGAGCAGGCCGAGTACTACCTGCGCTTCGGCCAGCAGCGCACGCAGCTTGCCACCCAGTTCCTGACTAACGGCCCCCTTAGTATTGTTGAGCAGCAGACCAAACGCGGCAAAGAGTTCAGCTACCAGAGCAAACCCGGAGCGAACATGACGCAGGTAGCCGAGGCGCTGGAAAAGTCGGGAATCAACAATGGCACGCAGTTGGAAGCGATGTTCACGGCGTACGTGGCGGGTATGCGTGCCGATCAAGTGGGCTGGGAAAAGCTGCTAATCAACGACCCCGCGCTTGCCAAGCAAGAGTACAACGAGGTAATGGCTGAACTGAAAGCCAACGAACGGGCTTCCAACGCGTTTGAAGAAGCCGCCAAGATATACAAGGAGTACAACGCAGGGCTGCTGGACTTCCTAGTTCAGACCGGCTACATGACCAAAGAGAAAGCCGCTGAGTTGAAGGCGATTGACTACGTGCCCTACTACCGCGTCAAGGGCGGTGAGTTGCAGTTGCTGGTGGAGAAAGAACGCCCAATCCGTATCGCCAATATCAAAGAGCAGCCAGAGCTACATTCGCTAGTAGGTGGTAACACCCAGATCATGCCGATCTTTACCAGCGCGGTGCAGAACACGTTCATCCTGACCAACATGGGCTTGCGTAATCAGTCCGTCAAGGATACGTCGTTCTTGCTAAAGCGCATGGGTATTGCTAGTGCGTTGGGTGAAGGCGTTGGTCCTAGTGGCCCCGACACTGTGCGGTTTAACGTCAAGGGCAAAGAACACTTTGCTGTGATTGACACAAACAAATACGGCATCCCAGCCGAGTTAATCGTCAAGGGCATGGAAGGTATCAAGACCACCATCCCTGCGGCGGTGCGCTTGATGGGAATACCTGCTGACTATCTGCGCAAGTTCGTTACACGTAACCCTGCCTACGCGTTGCGCCAAGCGGTGCGTGACCCGTTGACTGCTTACATGACTACAGGCATGGATGGCGTGCCGGTTCTGAATTCGTTTAAAGAGTTGGCTAAGATGGTGGCCGGACGCAGCGAAGAAGAACGCAAGCTCATGGCGGCTGGTGCGATTAGCAGCAACGTCTTAACCGGCGACGAGAAGGACATGGAGAAGGCGTTTCGTGACATCAGTATGGGTAAGAGTGGATGGACGAAACTGATGGCAAAAGCGGATGCGTTTGCTATGCAGGGCGACGCGGCAACGCGTGCTGCTATCTACAAGGACTCGATAGCCAAGGGTATGTCGGATATGCAAGCCTACCTGCGCACGCTTGAGTCGATGAACTTTAGCCGCCGTGGTTTGTCGCCTAGCATGCAGTATATGTCCACGCTGATCCCGTTCTTTAATGCGCAGATTCAAGGTTTGGACGTGATGTACCGCACGTTCACCAACAAGTACGGCGGGATGCCGTACCATAAGCAGCTTGAGATACGTCAAAAAATGTTGATGCGCGGTACGTTGATGGCATTGGGAACTTTTGCGTACGCCATGATGATGGAAGATGACGAAGCGTACAAACGCGCCAAACCGGAAGAGCGGTTGGGTAACTGGTTTGTGTACACGCCGTTCGCAGACGAGCCGTTGAAGGTACCTATTCCGTTTGAATTTGGTTATTTGTTCAAGTCTTTGCCAGAAGCCGTGTACAACATTTTTGCCGCCGATGAGCGCAACGACGACATCACCAAAGGCATGGTCAAGTTGGTTGGGCTGTCGAACCCGTTTGCGCTGCCAGCCGCGATTAAGCCGGTGACTGAAGTTGTACTAGGTAGGTCATTCTTTAGTGGTGATATTGAGTCGATGCGCGAGCAGCACACACTGCTGCCAACCGAACGATATCGCGCCAGCACAACGGAACTCTCCAAGTTGATTGGCAGTTTGACAGGCGACATAGGACTTACGCCGATCAAGCTGGACTACCTGATTCGCGGCTACACAGGGGGCTTGGGTATGGCAATAATTTCGATAGCCAACCCTATACTGAATACCGAACTCGGCAAAGACGTAGCCGAGCCGACCTTAAAAGCAAGCAAGACGCCGTTCATTGGTGGGCTGTTCCAGCCGGTAGAAGGAAGGGGCACGCTAGACGCTGCGTACGAGCGGATGCTGGAGATTCAGCAAGCGACCGGGACATTCAAACGCTTGGTTGAGTCCGGTAAGAAGGCAGAAGCAATGGAGTTCTTGGAAGAATACCGCAACCAAGTTGCCATGATGCAGGTGTCGGGTGCAGTGCAGCAGAAACTAGGGGAATTTGCCAAGTACAAGCGCATCATCATTGAAATGCCGAAGCTGACCACAGAACAAAAAGACGCGTTATTAGAAAAAATAGATAAGGCGCAATACGAAACTGCTAGGCGGTTTATCGATCTAAGCGAAAGAACCAGACCCCAATAAGGCCGTTTTTAACTCCTACCCTAGCCCTAGCGTCGAACAGACGGAAGCGGAGTGCTTTTTGTAGTCCCTCCGCTTTTACTGCTTCTGTGTCTATGCAAGGCACAAAAAATCCCTGACCGCGTTCAAGCTGCGACCAAGGGTAGTTTATGTGTAAAGTCGTCATCGTCTATGCGTCTTGATATTTTCATGACTGCCACACGCATTTGTGGGCCTTTAGTTTTAGCCATCATGTCTTTACGTCCCACATAAGAGACAGTAAACACGCTTTCAAGTTGGCGCTTGAAGTCGGCAAAACCAAAACTCATCGATGAACAATACGTCTTAAGCAATCGTTCTTCGATGTAGTAGTCCACATGGCCGGGAGTAAAACCATGTTCCACTCGCCCCATAATATTCGACCTTGTTGTTGATTCGTCAATGGTATCGCCGTTGCCCAGCGCGGCTGAAAGCGATCCTAAATCCTGTTTCAGAATAATAAAGTTGCCGTAAAACTCGCGTGTGTAAGAGTTGAGTACGTCTTCAGCTGTGCGGCTAGTGCTGCGTATATTACCTCGCATATAGTTAACAGAGTGAGCAAGCTCCTGCATAATTGGTTCTATTGGAAAGTCAACAATGCCGCCCTTCTTACTACCCATGAGAATTGCTGCTGCCATCTGTGCGCCTATACCGGCCATCCAGAAACGCTCATCATTAGTTGCGCCAAACTCTTTGTACATGCGCTTAACAATCTGTGGTGTGGTTTCTTTTAGTTCTTCTACGTTATTGACCATATACTGAATCATCATCTCACCTGCGACACCGTAGTTGTGCGGTAGCATTTTGATGATCTCCACCTCGTCGCCCTGCCAAGTTAGAACGTCGCTCATGACAAACTCAAGCACACGTCGCAGTTCACCTTCCGCAGCATGCTTGCGGTCGCCGCCAAAAAAGTCCACGACGTGCGTGTTGGACGACATGATGGCGATAGCCATCCACGTCAACAGGTTCAAACGCTCTTTGTTTGCCCCCGCTTCCATACGTTCCTTGCCTTTACCCTCAGTCATGTCTAGTAGAAAATCTGCAAACCACTCGAAGTCGTTTCGATTCTTGCTGGTGATTTCGTCCGTAACCAACGGCAAGCTGTGTAGTAGACCGAGGCGATGCTGCATGGCAACAGCAGACGTGCCTTTACCTGTACGGTACTGAACGGGATGCCCCCAGATGGACGCTGCCCCTTCCAACGCCAACGATTTACCTGTGCCCGATGCGGTAGAACCACAGTGGTACGTTAGCCCGTAGATGCCTGTAAAACGCATCAATGGAGAAGCCGCCCCTGCTAAGATGATTGTTAGCACTTTGTACATGCGTTTTCTAATCAGCAGGTTAATGAAGGCTCGCCAGTTCTCAATCGTACCTTTAGGCTGTGTGTGTACCACCAGATTCTCTAGCCCGTCCATCGGCACAGCGATTGCCCCTTTGCGGCTGTATATCTTGCCCGCAAAAACGAAGCTGTCATCTTCTTGCCAACCAAAACTGTGCGGAACAATAACAGGAGGCTTCTCAGTGCTCATCTTTTCGACCGATGCTCGAACATAGTCAAACAAATTTTTGTCATTGCCTGTACCAAACGCAGCGATGATGTTTTGGTTAGCTAAATGCTTAACCGTTTCATCTTTACTGACCACGGCCTTCTGCGGAATCTTGACCGTCTGGGGTCCCGTTGGACGCAGCGCCATCATGTGCACTGTGTGCTCGCCGTTAATATTTAAAATGTCTACGGGAAACAAGTCATAAGGCGTGAGCAATATCTGCTTTTTGAGCTTGTTGCCTTCTGCATCCTCATCTTCTCTTTCTACAAACACGCCACCTTGAGAACCATACGCATACCCCCGAGGGGGTTCCGGCCTTTCTACAGGTGTTTCATTGACCTGTATGACTTTGCGCGTTGTCTCTACCGCATACTGCCGCCCCAAGGCCAGCGGGTTGGTAATCTTGCCCCAGTGCTTGCAGCTAGTGCAGATGCCGGGGTTTTCGCTATCGAACTTGATGCAGGGATAGGGGCCTTTAATCTCGCGCAGCTTAGTGTGCATACGCTCTTCGTCATAGGGGTGCATCTTGGACAACCAGATCGCCGCCTCGTCAGCTTCCTCGCACTTCTGGGCTATCGACAGCAGCCCCCGCCATAGCGGTTCCATTCCATCGTCAGCCGCATGCTCGCAGTAGTATGCGAGTTGACCACAGCCCCCACCTTGCTGGGTTTTTTCGACAATCGTTGCCCACTTGGTTGTGCCATTCTCAAACAGCTTCACCGCTGTGCTTTGGGCGGGGGCTGACGGACGCTTGCCGGGAAGCTCGATGACGTTGGCTGGTGGGGTGGGTTTGTGTTGGTAGGGCGTACCAACTAGCTGGGCTTGTACAAGGTCTCTAATAGCATCCAGCTTGAACGTCGTTCCCTCGTTCATAAAGCGCACCTGCGTAGCACCGCGAACTGCTGCGCGGTTTTTAATCCCCGTATTGGTTGTGCCGGGGATACGCATGATACGCGCAGCGTCCCCCGTCACAGTCGCATCAATGCCTAACTTCTTTTCAAAGCACAAACGCTTGAACTGCTCGGCCACCGGCTTCCACTCGCTGACCGGCACAGCTTCTTCCAGCGGCCAGTATGCGTGTACCCCACCGCCTGAATGCACGAACCAAGGATCACCCAGTGCAGATAGCCCGACTTCTTCTGAGAAGCGAATGATCGCTTCAAACCCTGCCTTGGCAGAGGCATAGGCTTTTTCTTTGATGACGCCAGTTTTGTCAGGCAAATCTAGCTTGTGGTTGCAGTCAATATCAATCGCAATACATTTCAACATGCCAGCGTTGCTTGCTTCACGCGATTTGTTATTTTTAAAAGTGCCTAGTGCAAAGTAGCTATCGTATTTTTGCTCGCTCCATTTCTGTATTGTGAGTGCCGCATCTTCAATTGTTTCAAAGAATAGGTGCTCGTTCTTTTTTGTTAGTTCCACCAAGCAGTAGTATCCATTCCCTACTGATGGTAAAACCGCCGCTAAAAATTCAAGCGGTGCCATAGCGATCCTCTATTGTTTTAATCAAACAGCGAAAGCTGGTTTGCGGACTTCTTGTAGTCTGTTGTGTGAACGGGATACTTATCGACAAACTCAGCCAAACGGCGAAGCAATTCTTTTTGATAATCTAAAGGCATGCCGTTGTTTGGGTCGAACAAGATGTACGCAGCGTTCAATAGTTCTTTATCGCTTAGGGTTTGAGGCCGTATTCCTGACATATTTTTCTCCATGCTTCATCAGCAGTTTTTGAGTGCTGCATAATTTTGAGTAGTAGTTCGACACGGGGTTGGTATGCAACAAAAATTTCCTTGCCGGTGAACCAGTTGTAAACCGTCTGCCGTGTCACGCCCAACGCATACGCGATCTTGGTAACGGGAAAATCTAAATGGACTGCCCATCGACCTAACCGAGTGCCGGGGGTTTTTGGCGCAGACGCAATAGCTTTGATGGTTTTTTGTGAGTAGGCCATATATGTAAATTAAGTTAGTGATGCGGGGTCACTGCGGTTAGGAGTCACATGTACCTGAAAGTTCCACAGCCCCCGCTGCCGGTGTTATATGCGCCACCTCCGGCTGGGCTATTTTGTCATTGCTTTCATTACTTTATCTAACATGCCGCTAGCTTCCAGCGCCGCGAGACGCTCTAAACTGGACACAAGCGACTCTGCTTGTTTGGCTGTTTCTGCAAAATTAGTGTTGCCTGCGATTTTATTAAACTTCTCCAACGCACCGCCCAGTTTTTCCGCTCCGTCACGCATTTTGCCGTTGATGTCGTTTAGCTGCTTGTGTGTTTCTTTTGCTTGCTCCACCATAGCATTGGTGTTTTTTAGTAGTGCTGCGGTCATTTCTTCCGCATCTTCTCTTGCTTTCTCTAGTGCGCTCATGTATTTCCCCAAAGGTTCAATCGGTTCAAGATACAACGAAACATTTACAGCGAGGCCGGTCAGCTCGGTTTGGTCAAAGAAACCCCCGTTTGCGGTGGTATAGCCTTGCTGCTTAATCTGCCGCAGCATCCCGGTGGTTACGCCTTTAGTATTTGATGGGAATATTATCGGCATAGTTTGGGGGCCAAAGCCCCTCTCCTTGTACTCGTTTAAGAAGGTGGGGTACTCGCTGCGTCTGTGAGGCCGTGCATCGTGCCCCAGACCGAACACACTGCCCTCGGTTCACAGCATCCGCTTTCCCCCGTGAACTTACGACTCGTCCCAGTCGGCTACGATGTCAGCCAACTTGGTTTTCTTCTCCGGTACTGCACTCGGCTTGGCAGAAGTCTTACGAACTTCTGGTTCCGAATCGTCGTTCGTCGGTTCGACTTTGGCTTTCTTGGCTTTTGGCGTTTCGAACTCTGCCTCGACCGCCGCAGGTGGCTTACCTGCCAATGCTAACGGCTTGACCCCATCGGCCTGTGCTACCGTCATAACAACAGCGCGGTTTGCTTCAGTCGTATTAGCTTGCCGCTGCACTACTTCATACTCTTTATCTGTCAGCCAACGCATTGGTTGGAAGAAAAGTTTTGGCGCTTCAGCAGTAGTATCAAACCGCATACGCGTAACGATCTGCTCTGGGTTGATCGGCGGATTCTGCATTGCCAAGTACCGTGCGTAAGCTTGCAACGGGCGTTTCTCTGCATCTTCCTTACCAAAGATGGACGTAGCAGGTAGTGTTACCTGTAGCACATCGCCTTCTGGATTGTTTGCCAGTACAACAGCTAGACGCTGCTGGTAACGGCAAGCGCGGCTATTACCATTACCCGAACCAGCTTCGTTCTGCGGGCAACTGATGCAAGTCAACGCTTGTTTGTTTTCGGCAGCAGGATCAGGACGCTCTCCATCGTTCGACCAGCAATCTGGTGCTGCATGATTGTCTGGATCGTACTTTGCCATATAAAAAATACGGCTAATTTTAGGTGCGGCTTTAACAACAATAACGTCAAGATGGCGTTCATCTACGGCACCAATCTCCTTGCCATTGGCTAACAGACGAAACACACCACCTTTAATAGACAGACGCTTAGTAGGCGCGGACATGCCGCCGGTTAGTGCTTTAGCGGTGTCCGACATTTCATTATTACGTGCGAAAGCGGGAACATTAGCGGGATTAAATAGCGTTACGTTAGTCATATAGAGTCTCACTTAGAAGGTTAAAGTACTTCACCAAATCCATAATACGTTTGGTACATCTTGGGGTCACATTTTTCAAAGACAAATGCAATTGTTTCGCCTGTGACATGCGAAACAATATACTTAATACTGTACTCGAATTTATTTTCAAGCGTGTGCCATACTGCAATCGCTTCAGCTTCTGTTGCAAAACCTTCTTGCATACCGCAAGATAAGGGGGCTTCAGTTAAAGGCATAGTGTCCATGTCGTTCTCACTTAGAAGGTTTAGTTACTCGGATTTCAAAATCCGATAACGATGTTAATCCGGGTGGAACAATGCCCGGATTTTCTTCAAGAAACCGTGCCATGTTGGTTTGTGCAATACGCTTCTCCAACAAATCAACGACATCGTGCTCGACAATAAACTTCTTGAACGAGTCCCAGTCGTCGCTGCTGTAGCGCGTCTTGTGAACCATTGACACAGTACCGAAGGCGGTGCGAACAGATGTCACGCCCAGCGCTTTCATCTGGTCTTTCATTGCGAATCGAAGCTCGTCTTGCTGCGCTTTGAGTTGCTCCAACTTAGTATCGTACGCTTGCGTTAATTGGTCAATCTCCGCTTTGATCTTGCGGTACACCATTGCAAGTTTGTCGAGCGGAATTAGCTCGTCTGACATTTGCTTCTCCATTTATTTTGTCTAGAGTTGGACAGATTACTGCGTTTTGTTTAGCAATGCAACCCCCTTTCACGAGTTTATTTCGGTATTGAACAACTGGGTCAGCAGCGCGTGGTCAGTCACCTTATCTTGCAAAGCTTTAAACATTTTGCGTTCAATCGGGCTGCTTTGGATATGTACAACCGTCACCTTGTCTGAGTTCTGCCCCTTGCGATCTGCGCGTGCTATGCACTGGGTGTATTGCTCAACAGACATTAGTGGACCGTAGAAGATAACAGTATCCGCAGCGGTCAAGGTGATACCGTGTGCAGACGCTTGAGGCTGCATGACAAGCACACGGGGGTTGGGTTCTGATTGGAAGCGCCGGATGATGTCAGCGCGTTTGCTCGGTGGTACGTCGCCATGTATTGCTTCATTGGCTACGTTCTTTTTTGTTAAGTGTGTCTGGATGGTGTCGATGGTGCTGCGGAATAGGGCGAAGATGATGACCTTGCGGCTGGTCTCCTCCAGTATTTCCTCCAGTACAGACAGGCGGGGGGCAGCGTCAAACTCGATTACTTCCTTGTCGTCCGTATAGGCTGCACCGCACGAGATTTGTAGCAGTTTGGATACACCAGCAGCGGCATTGACTGCGGTGATGGTCTCTCCCGCCGCTTGCACTAGCATGCGTTCTTTCAACAGGTTGTAGTACTTGGCCTGCTGTGGAGTTAGCGGCACGTCACGCGCCATCGTCATCACTGGTGGCAGATCAAGACATTGTTCTTTGGTGAAACGAATCGCTGGTTGCAGCGCCTTGTGTACTTCCTCGGCAGCGTTCATCTTTGGCATCCACTTAAACTGCGTGACTTTGTTCATTACTTTGTCGCGCCAACCTGTGAAGAACCGAGGCACCCCATCAGGATTAACCATCTTAGCAAGGCCGTAGGCATCAGCAGGAGACTGTGAAGCGGGGGTTCCCGTCATCATCCACAAGTGCGTGTTGGCGGTGACGACGGACTGCAACGACTTCCAGCGTTTGGTGGTGGTGGTTTTGTACGCATTGGCTTCGTCAACGATGATGAGATCGAAGCGGCCATCGTTACGTATCTCGTCAGCAATTAAGTTCAGCCCGTCGTAGTTGGTAATAACAAACTCGTAGTTTTGCTGCACCATCTCAATACGACGACTTGCTTGGTAGTGATGCGCAACTACAGCGGTGCGATGAATGATGCTGTTATTTAAGTCGCCCAACCATGCTGAATGCATGATCGATAGTGGACAGAGGATCAAACATCGTCTGATTACGCCTCTCTCCATGAGGTAGTCAGCAGCCCAAAGCGCTGAGAGAGTTTTACCTGTGCCGGGTTCCGAGAAAACAAAAGCCTTCTTGTTAAGGGTGAGGAACGCTGAGGTTTCAATCTGGTGAGACATGGGTTTAAACCGCCCCGGCCATGCGTAGCGGCGAGTAATCGGAGACGGGACATCTTTAACGCCAAGATTCTTGAGTACGCGCGCTTCATCTAGCCCCCAGTAGACAGCAATTTCTGCGCTGCCATCGTCGTAGTTGTTAACAATTTTGTGCTTCGGAATGATTTGATACTTGTGCGGATTGTGCGTTTTAAATAGCAGTGCTTTGTCTTCAATAATTTGCATCACGATCTCCTATTTATCCCCTCTATTCGCTTTGACGCTACGAACGCGGAGGTTGCTCTTGGTGGTTGTGCCGCCAGAGCGTAGCGGCTTCTTGTGGTCTACATCTTTACCGTCACCTTTAGTAACAGCGTTGGTCTTCTCCAGCATGCGCCGCGCCTTGACGCGCTCTGCACGGTTCTGGATTTGTTCAGGCTTGCCGTGGTATTCGGCGTACTCTTTTTTGTAGTCGCGCGGCATGACTAACTCCTTGGGTGGTGTTCACATGTGATAACCGGACACCACGGACATAGTGGCGACGGTTTGGCTTTCCAAACGCCTGTATCGTGCGCTTGTTCGATACGGGCAACGCGTTCTCTGTATTCCCACCATGCAGCTTGCGCATCGTCAACCGTCAGGCTGTACTTGACCATGTCGTTCTTGACCACGAACAGCAGTGCGGCATTGACTTTACGAATGTGTGGGTAGTGCGCAAACACCAACAGACCCATGAGCTTTAGCTGCTCACGGTCTGGGTATTTGTTGTTGCCTGTCTTATAGTCAACGATCCATGCAGTTAAGTTGTCATCATCGATGATGAGTAAGTCAGCAATACCCCGTACCCACACCTGCTCTGACTTCCAGCCGCACGGTTTAAGCTCGGAGTCCAGTGCCATCTCTTGTTCGCAAAGCTTTCGTCCGGGCTTGCTGTTGAGCGCGTCCAGCGTGGCTTTGATAAACGCGAAATGTTCTGGCAACTCCTTGCCTTCTTTGATGTAGTCCTCGGCTGCTTTGTGAAACTCCGTGCCGTACCGTGTCGCTTCAGTTTCTTCAAACTGGTAGTGCTTCAGTACCTTGACCTCTTGATAACGGCGCGGGCAGCCCTCGTAGTCTTTCAATGAACTGTGCGACCAGACGACTTTATTCACTTGAACCTCGCGGACTTGATTGCTTTGGTTAGTCGGGCGGCAAACGCTGTGACAAACCGTTCATTCTTGTTTAGCTCGTGCTCTTCCATGTCATGCAGAATAGCGTGGACTATCTCGTGCCAGAACGAATCGTTGAGGTCGTCACTTGTGTATCGTTTTCCCGTTAAATTACTGCGCTGGGCGATCTTGATTTTCTGCAAGGCAGGGTAGTGCCGCGCCATGTCGCCCTTGTTTATTAACGTCTCGACCACATCGATGGAGTACAACCGTTTGCCAATACGAATGCGCGTGGGCAAATGTAACGGTGGCGGTTGTGGTTTTCTTTTGGCGTACATTGTTTCTCCTGTTAGTTTTTAGCCATGCCGTAGCGTTGGTGGTAGCCCACGTCCGCGTTCAATGGAATCCCCGGCATGTAAGAAGGTTCCATAGTCATCTGCGATAGAACCCAATCTTTGGCTTCTTCCGCCTCCGACTCAGGTACTACCGTCCATAATTCATCATGCACTGTTCCAACGATAGGATAGCGTTCGTTGATGCGACGCATACCATCCGTCATCACAATTCTTGCCAGTGCTTGCGTGACGTTGTTGGTAACCTTACCTGCATACAGCTTAGTAGCATCTTCGCCGTACACATACTGCGGCCTACCCTCATCGTCTTTCTCAACGCGCAGATCAGGGTACAGCAGTTTCATTCCGTTAGGCAGCTCAATCTCGCCCTTGCGGAAGATTAGACATTTATACTCGAACTCCATACCGTCGTAAAGACAGTCACGAATTAAACGTGTGCACATTTCCCAAAAAGAAACAACTGGATACGCAGTCAAGCGATAGATGTCAATGATCCGCTTGGCGGCGACAGCGTGCATCACCAACTCGTCCAGTGTGCAAGTGTGCGGGATGTCGCGCAAACGCACCTCGGTTTGTTTCCAGCTTATAAACTCTCTATAAAAATCCCCGTTGACCCCCAACTCCCGCGCAAACTGTGCTTCGTATCGTACAGGTGGTGCGCCAAGAAACCCCGTCATTAGCTGGCTTGCGAACGACGCCCAGCCCAACCCATACCCACACCCCAGTAGTGCCGACTTCGCGCTCTGACGCAGGGCAGGGTGACTTTCTTTGGTCATGCCGGGGATGTTGAACATACGCGCACCGAACTGCGCATAGGGGTCTTGACCGTTGCGAAAAATATCCAGCATGTCCTCGTAGTCGCACAGCCACGCCAACACACGCGGCTCGATCTGCGACAAGTCACCGGCTACCACCACGTGCCCATCAGGTGCCGTGATTGCGTTGCGTAAGAACGACCCGCGCTTCAAGTTCTGCATGTTTATGGCACTTCCCTTCGACGCGGTCCATCGTCCGGTGACCGCCCCGTAATATGAAAGTGGCACGGGTAACGCACCGCGCTGCGCGATGTCGAGAAACCGTTGCGCTCGTGTTCGTTCCGTCGTTGATTTAACTCGCAACCTCGCTTCGCATAGAAGTCTGACGTCTTCACGCTCGTTTTCGAGAAGTGCTTGGAAAAGCGCGTCGTTTTTAGCGAGTGCCAGAGTTTCTTTACCTGTCGTTTTGCTTTGCTTATGAGGTACACGACATCCCAACGAAGTAAGCAAAGCCGCGAATTTAGGATTACTCGATAGCGTCGCATCGTCCACCCCAAGTCGCGCCAATAGTTCCTCACGTGTTGTCCTTTCCTCATCAATGGCTTTAACTAACATCTCTTGATCGAGCACCAGTTGCGGTCTGGTGTACATCTTTAGCGTCATGTCGATCAGCCGCAGCTCTGATGTCGGATACCCCGGTCGCAGTCGTGCGAATACTGCTTCACACAACATCACGTCATGCTTGCAGTAGTCGGCCAACTCTATCTCGATGTCCCACGTCAAGTCTTCCAGCCCATCAGTGCTATGCACCGCTCGTCCTTTGGGCGGTAACTCAAACGCTTCAGCAAGCTTGGCAAGACTATTGCCTGCCTCCACCCCACGCAAGGCACGCGCCATCGATAAGGTGTCAAAGATAAACGCAGGGTGACAGTCATAGTGCCACTCTAGTATGGACACATCAAACTGCGCGTTGTGTGCCAACACTGCGGTGCGACTCCAATCAATCTCTGCAAACCAGCGTGCAAGTTCAGCGCCGCGTACCCAGACCGCGGGTCCTTCTTCGTCTAGGTGTTTGATGCAAGCACCAAACGCTTTGAATCGGGGGTCGCGTACGTATTCTTCGGTTGTCATCTTGGACAGCGTGTACTGCTTGCTGTCCCATCTTGTTTCAAAATCGATTACGAGTGTGCGGTCGTAGGGGCGGCTCAATTAAATTTCTCCTTGGGCGGTGCGTCGATAGTGTTGATAAAAGAAAAGTAGGTGTGTATGGATTCAATCAAAGACAGTGCGTCCATGTCGTTGCAATTAAGTGTTAGTGCTTCTGCTTTATCTGCGTCGGTGTGGGTAAAAACAATTACTGCCTGTGCTGCATCTTCTCCGTAGCAATGGACAAGACGTTCAACAATGCCTTGGAAATGGTTACGGTCTTGCTCAGACATTTTCATTATGCGTCGAAAAAAATCTTCTGGACCAGACATGTCAGTTTCTCCTTGAGTTCATCGAGGTTTGTTTCTCTTGCGACAAACGTGAAGCCACCTGCTGCGTCAATCTTTGCAAGCTCTCGTTCTTGAAGGGCTGTAAGAACTCCCCGTCCGGCCTTACATTCAATCGCGCCGAAAATTCCATGTACACAAAAAACAATGTCAGGAATGCCAGCCCGACCATAACCGTTAGCAGGAGGAAAAAAATAATAGATAGCGTGTGCATCAAGTAGCTTCCTCACGTTCAATTTCACTTTGGCTTCCGGTGTCATAGGTGGCCTCTCTTAGCTGCTGTTGGAGTTTGTCGTAATCTTCCTCTGACATTATGCGCTCGTACGTATAGAAACGGAAGTCGCAGTTTAGGCATTTTCTTTTACGTAACACACCATCTAACATCTTGCGCGAGTCGTACGTATGCAGCTTGTTGTGGTCGCACGTGGGACATATCATGTGTTCTTCTCCCTTGCTTTTACCATTGCGGCTGCCATTTCATACGCTAAATCAGCCAAGGATTCAAACTCCTCTTCGTCGTATGACCACTCCCAATTATCACCAAAATCACAGTTATGGTTATGTTCTACCATCTTAAACGCTGTGTACATAAATTTAGCCGCAAAGTAATCGCGTAAGTCCATGCCTTTTTCGCTCGTTACATTTGGAAATGCTTTCATATGTTCTTCTCCGTTATATAGCTTCCTCTGACGTATTTGTTAATGGCTTTGCCTGACCAGAACGTGCTGAACGGTTCGTTGAAGAACACACGCCGCTCTAATGCAAGGTCAGGGTTGCGTGGGTCGTTGGTCTTGAAGAACTTTTCTGGTGCAAGCGACTTAACCAAGTTAACCGCTTCATTGAATTCTTCCAAGTCGCGCGTTATTTTGTAACGAGCGGCTGCGTCCATTAGCATTTCTCTGTGTTGTAGCTCTAGCATGCTGTCTCCTTGATTAGAAAGGTGCTGCGCCGTACTCTTCGATGGTGGGCTTGCGTGCTTTGGGTTTGGGCTGAACAACTAACGTCCAGCCCTTTTGCATGAACCGCTCTGCTTCCCACTTGTCCCAGAATTTACGAATCAGCTTGTGGTCTTCGTCGTAAACCCAGTACCTCATGGCAGCGGCATGCGCGTAGCGGACCCCAACATATCTCGCAGCTTTTTGTACAGCTCAATCGCTTGCGGAAACGTCAACTGCGACAATAGTTGATCGAGGTCGCTCGGGGTTTTTGTTAAGGATTGAGGTTGTTGCGCTGCCTTAACTGTTGCCACAACGGTTTGAGGTTTTGGCCCCGGCTTGCTGGTAGCTTGCTTGACCGGTTTGTTCTGACGCACCTTGTACCGCTTGCGGATTTTGTTTTTGTTGACGGGGTAGTAGTGGTCTACTGCAACGCTATACCTAGACTCCTCATCACGCGTCATCAACCCTGCTCTCATCATCTGCGAGAGCAGCGTGCCAACTGAACCTCCGTTGTATTTGTACGGCAGTTTTGTAATGACATTCTCCGCTTGCTTGGCAGTGGACTTGGGGTTAGCTTGGATGAACAAGAACAGATCACGGGTTAGGAACCCTGTGTACTGTGGTGTGCGTGGGATACGCGCGCGCATATCGTCTGCTGCCCACTCACGTACGGTTTCTAAGACTTCTGGTGGTGTTGGCGGTTGTGCTGTTGCGTTGGCTGTTTGCATTTGTTTCTCCTGTATTGCGTTGTTCAACGCTGTTTTTAGGTCTGGCATGGTCATAGGCTCCCGATTAGTACGATATACCCCACGATGAATGCGCATGCAGCAAACCATGTGGGAACTTTGCGATACCAAGGCTCACGACACTCCTCAGACACGCTCTTGCCTAACAACATATTCTGCAACGCAAGTTCGTGGTCTTCCATTGGAAACCTTGGCGGTTGGTAGTACACACCGATCTTTACTTTGCCGGTGTCATAAGGCGTGACTTTTTTTTCCATGTATCCTCCATGAAAAGTTAACCGTACTGCGGAAAAGTAAACCTGTCAAGCGCTTGACAGGTTTACAACACATTACTGCCAATCCTCTGCATCAATCGCATCTTCCGAGGCATAGATTCGGTCTACGTCTTCGCAGAGACGGTGCTTCAGTTCCGCTTTGTTAACACCCAAGTGGTGCGCGAGTCTGACAAGCGCCAATGACGTGCCGCCCATCGCTGCGGCAAATCCGCCGTACTTATCTATATTAGGGGCGTTCATTACCTCATGCAGGATGTCAGTCACACTGTCAATGGTGTACTTCAAAAGGCGTGGGCCTTCTTCCATTTGCTTCTCCTTAAAAATGGGGTCAACTGACCCCGTTGTGGTCTTAGTGTACGTGCATCTCATCGAACAGCATGCCTAGCACTAAGTCTATATCTTCCCCTGCGTCTAGCATCTCGAACGCCTCATCGAGCATCGCAGGGTCTAGCTGTTTGAAGTTCATGTGACGCAGCGCAAGCTGCTTGTCTTCAGGCCACACCGACGCGGCGATCATGTCCGACAACGGCAAGTGGTACCCATACTGCGCATCGATAACTGCATCGATGGCCTCCTCGCGTCTTGGGTCTGGGTAGTGGTACTTGGTTGTGCTGTAGCTTGTGGTTGGCATGGTGTACTGTGTCCACCAACCAGCTTGACCATGCGTGCTGTAGTTGTCGTACAAACTTTCAGCCACGCTAGGATCGCGTGACGTGGGGAGGCTGTCCCAGTCAATCTGTGCGGCAGCAGAAGAGAGTTGTTGATAGTGAACGAGGTTGAGGCTCTCGCTCTGCGTGTGCTCACGGTCATAGCCCACCGATATGTTGGTGCACTCGGGTATGAACTCGGTGAACTCAGCGGTGTCGGTGTACACGCCCGTGTCGTCGGTCAGCATCATCAGGTTGTCGTTGTGTTCCATCAGCGCATCAGCCAGTGCGTCACCGAACTCATCAGAGCAACACCGCCCCCACCCTTGATGTGTGATGATGGAGTCGATGCCCCGTCTGTCGAACGCAATGGCTCGGTCAAACTCGCGCAGCAAGTCAGGCATCCGCTCGGCTAGGTAGCGTGCGCCTACCCCTCCGCGTTCCTCGCCCTGCGTGAATATGTAGTAGCCTGCCACGTTAGACCAGATGAGATGAAACAGCAGCGCAACCCCAGCACCATCGTCAGCGCCAAGCACGTCACCCTTGGCGTACCAATGCGTCTTGGTCTTGTTGATCTTGTTCTTGCCTTCGTTACGATGCACAGTGTCCACGTGCGCGACGAACAGGGTTTTGTGAGAACTGAGTGATCTGTTATCCACGTGCAGGTTACCCGCCCCATCGAGGAATGCCGCCTTGCTTAGTTGGAACGGTAGCTGTGTGCGTAGCCACTCGGTGATGCGCTTGTTGGTCTGTGACCCATGTGGGCGCTTGGTTGAAAGAAGCTTGCTCAATACGTTGTACTGAACTGTGCCGTGCATGCTGTGTGTAGTCTGTGTAGACATGATTGTTTCTCCTTGATTGTTAGACGGTAGTTGTTACAGCAAGAATGGGGTGCGTTGACCCCGTTATAGCGTCGAGGTTGGCGTAGTACTCCTCGATGTTGTCTTCATGCACGTATATTTCTTCTTGGTTGTTCAGCGTGGACAACTGCACACGCTCTCGCTTGTGCGCATCGTTGTGATACCTGTCGCCCGATACGTGACACTCCCATGTGTTGTCTGGGTCTGCCCATGTATCGTCGGCAAGCTGGACTACATCCTCGATGTGCTCATAGGTATCGTCATGCTCGCAGAACACTACGTCGCAATCGTCAGCGTCCCACCACTCCCCTCGCGTTTCGAGATACACAGCGTTGTCTTGACAGGTGATGTCGCCATCGTGCAGCTCGACCATGTTGTTGTCAGCGAGATACTCGGGGTCATACGCCTGCCCATCGTGCGCATCATGAACCGCATCGTCTTGGTGGATGTAGTACGAGGTGCCTCTACGTCCTAACACATAGGTGAAGTTGTCCATACAGTCTGGACACACGCCGTAATCCCCGTGCCGCCCGACCCATGTGGTGTCTTCCTCGTCGTGGTCAGCGCCGCAGTTGTCGCACTCACGCCCACCGCAGTTGCCGTGCCCGCCGTCGGTACAGTCAAACAGCAAGCGACCGTTGGGGTCAACGACTAAGTACGTACCTGCGTCGGCCACCCGCTTGGTATCACCGTCGAGGTAGGGCGCAAGGAAGGTACTTCCTTCCCATGACTCGATGCGAGCGAGTCTGCACCCATCCCAATTGTAGTGCTTGTCATACCCCTGCTCACGCAGCCACGCCTCAAGACCCTCGTCGCTGTGCGAGTAACCCCCCTCCTTGTGGGCGTAAGAGCGAACGTAGCGTTTACTTATTCTGTCTGACTCGTACACCAGACAGCGGCCAACGATATTTTTCTGCCCATCCAAGCGCACCGCCGCACGCCAGCCCAACGCAGGGGCATAGACTTCATACGGATGGTCGCAGTCGTTTTCCCACTGCATACAGCTTGCTGGTCCGTCCTGCACCGAACGGATGATGTCGTCGGTGGTATCCCATAGCTCGAAGTGGTAGCCAGCGAAGCGTGCAGCCAAGTCACGGATGGCGTGGTCTTGCATGCCGGGGAAGTGCCGCGCTAGATACTTACCCACCGTTGTGACGGTCTGTCGATCGGCATGGCCGGATCGGTTGTCGCGTGTGTAGGCCAGCCGGTTGGGGTCAGTCTCAGATACGTGCGGCCACTCGAAAACCAGATTGTGAACCGAGTGGGGTTGCCAATCGACCATCGCAGCGAACACAGCGGGGTGGGCTTTGAACCGGCTTTGCAAGTTGGCGTGCCACTTGTGCTCAAGCGCATCCTCGCGCTTGATGTGTGGGTAGTGCCGTGCTGTATAGAACTCGTCCTCTGCCGCCACAGCCATACTGCGCAGCACCGCTGCCAGATCGTCGAACAATCTCCGTGCTTGGCCGCCGTTGTAATTGTGCAGCTTGTAATGGCGGTGATGGGCTTCTCTGTCCTCTCGATCATGGCGTCGCCGCAGATCGAAGTCGGACTCGTGTGGGTTGACCCACGTACTTGTCGTGTGTAGTTGCATGGTTGTTTCTCCTGTTGTTGATTTTGTTACTGCTGGAAATGGGGTTGGTTGACCCCGTTTTATTTAAGCTCGTCTGGTATCTTCACCTCCTCTCCTAGTTTGCTTGCTACGTAGCAGCGCATGGCTGCGACGAGTGGGGTTGTGCCATCTGCTACATAATCCAATCTTCCTATTGATGCGTCCCACAATGCGTCGTTGTAGTGGCGCACCGTAATTCTCTCCCGCTCAATAATCGCGCCGCCCTGTGCCCAGTCGGTTGATGGGCTGAAGTGAAACTCGTCATCGCCATAAACGTAAACCAAGCGGTCGTCATTTTCATAATCAGGCTCAGGAAATTCAATCATCGCTACCGCCCAGTCCAGCGCGGCTCCTGTCATGTCTGCTGTTTTCATCTCACTCCCCCTCTCTTGGTACGAACCGCTCGAACAACTCCCCAAACGCATCCAATAGCTTGCGTCTGTTGGATAGGTCAGCGTAGAAATAGGCATCGGCTAGGCGTGAGGCGAAATGGCCGCCCTCGTGTTTCATCCTGTGTGCTGCGTCGTGTAGCTGGTCGTTGGTATAAAGCTCGGCCACACGCATCACGGCACGCTCTGATTTGAATTGCAAAACTAACTTTTCTGCTTCAGTCATTTCATTTCTCCTAGTTCAAAACAATCAACATCACAATGGCTGCCAGTACGCAGCCAACCAAAGCGCCGACCAAAGCGACAGCGACCATAAAGATTTCTTCTTCATCCATTTGCTTCTCCTTTCGTTGTGGTTAGGGTTCACAGTAGTCTGTTACTGCGCTGACGTAGCGAGGTTCTGCATACATCACATCCTCGAATGTGGTCCAGTCTGTGTCGATGTACCAGTCGTCGGTATTCCACAGGTCAACGATGCGCAGGTCTTTGTTACTCAGCTTGCCCTGCTCTACCAACGACACCAGATACTCGTTCTTGCGAAACGACATCCAGTCCATTCCTCTGAACCACGTTTCATTGCTGCCTTTGTTGGGTTCGCGTACCGTTTCGCCCAACTCTTTTGCGATCATCTGCATCTCATCTGCGGTTAGCTGTAGGCCATAGCCCTTGCTGTTGTATACGATCTTCATTTGCTTCTCCTTTTAATAATGGGGTCAGGTGACCCCGTTCTACTACTCGGACACCAGTGCGTGCCATGTGATTGGCAGCGCCTCGGTGGGGTGCATCGCCTCCAGTATTTCTCTGGCGCGCTTTGCTCGGTTGACCCTGCTGCGCTGTGCCTTTAATGCTTTGTTGTGCGGGGCTTCGTTGTCATCAGGGTTGGGATTGGGGTGCATCTCCATCAGTTTCAAATCTGTTTCCAATACAGCAAGGTCATTCTCTAGCCTCTTCACCACACGCTGCTTGATTTCATCATGCACAGACGGCGGCATACGCCGCTCGAACGGGCGCTTGGTCTTGGCGTGGGCTAGTTTGGGTATCTCTTTGAACAAAGCGAGGGTGCGCTGCCTGATGTGGTCAGGTATCCAGTCTGTCCAATGCTCGCCGCCGTTGGGTAGCGGCGGGTCTTTTTCTTTTGCCATACGCACAGGCGACTTGTCGTTGGCCTTGCGTAAGTCTTTGAAGCGGTTGTATAGCGTGGTCATGACGATCAGGTATGCGTTCAATGCCTCAACTCGGACAGCATTGCGTTCGCCGTTCCTGCTGGTGTAGGACAGCGCACTTCGCACCAAACGAATCTCGAACATCAAGGGCTGCATCAGGTGTTCCCATAATGGGGTCAGTTGCCCCCGTTTTCTTCTCTCGTTGGCGCGGTGCTTGCGCTGGTGCGTTACGAGTTCGACAATCTTATGACGTAGCGCATCGGGGAACTTGCGCTTGGCGAGATGCCGGTTTAGTTTGCTCTCGCTCATCGCCATGTATGAAGGGTATAAGTAGTCCATAAGCGCTGCTCCGTTCATTCAGATTTTGACGGTTTATTGTTGAGAAATGGCAGGTCGCTCGCCGTACTATCCTAGATTTGAACAACTATCCAAAAAAGTGGACGGCCAAAACCCGCATGGGTGCTGGGCAAAACCGGTTTGGTGGTATGGTATCTATCGTTTTCAAAAAGAACTATAGCCCTTCAGAAAAAAGAAGGAAGGAAAAAAGAAAACCGCGCACCTATATAAAGACATAACTAACTATATCTTTATATTTATATATAGATAGATAGATAGCCACCAACCTGCCTAACGCTAGAGTGGGCGAGGGTTTTCATTGACGGATTTCTCAGATAGTTGTTCAAATCTAGGATACCTGTCATTTTAACTGTTTTTTGTGTTAGTACCCACTAACATTGAGTACTTTGCGTAGTTGTGGGTGTGCTTTGTTCAGCCTGTGCAGGTCTAGGCCGATGAGATAGGCACGTTCGCGGTTCCTAGTCTCTCGTGCTATCTCTTGCTGGCGGTACAGGCTGAAGTAGCGTTCGATGGTGGTGACGGGCAGCTTGGTGATCTGTGCGTGGACTGCGTATTTGTTGGCGTTCATGGTGGTTTCTCTCAGGTGAAATGGGGTCAGTTGACCCCGTTCTTAGTCAACGACGATAGGCAGCGCAAGGCATACGAGATACACGATGCCCACCCATTCGGGTATTGAACCCGATGCAAGCAAAAGGAAAGTGAGCGATAGGCCAACGCCCAGCGCGAAGTGTTGGATGGTTTTCATGGTGATGCCTTTCGGGTTGATCGGGCTGGATTGGACAGGAAACGGAACAACGGCCAGCCCTCTCCGTTGCCCCGCCGGAAGAAAACGGGGTCAGTTGACCCCATTATTTGAAAGTGATCGAGGCTTTCAACTCAGCGATCAGCGCATTGAACTCAGGCTGCGTCATGCCTGAGTCGAGGATGAGCGCTTTGACGGCGGTATAGGTCTTGCGCGGCGCTTTAACGGCCTCTTTTTTCGCTTGCGTAGTGTGCTTCGCAGCGAATTTCGGTTGCTCTGGATGCAGTTTGAAAATGCGCGAGAGTAGTTGCTCTGCCGCAGTATCCTTATCGAATGTCGCCCAGCCGAATTTCTGACTGATTTTCACTTCGACACCGTACTCACGAGCAAGAATCGCCGCGACAAAGTCACGCCAGTCTGTCAGCTTGAATTGCTTTGCCAGCTCTGCGAGCTGCGCGCGGTTTGTCACTTGCTTTTTGTCTAGATCGATAGCGGTGATGACTAGGGTTTCGAGTGATTGGTTTGCTTTGACGTTTTGCATGATTGACTCCATTGCGTTAAAGGGTTTGCCGCATGGCATTTGCCAGCGACAAGACCCATTATCCAGAAACCATGTTTTGATCGAAACGAATGGGGTCAGATTCACCCCGTTTTCGGCCTGATTTTGGCCGTTTTTCGCACCCCACCGTACCCCCACCCCCCTAAATTTGCATGGCAGGGGGGCAGCCCATAGAACAGTGTTTTACAACCATCCCCACTATTCCCGTTATCACCTAGACAACACCATCCACACCCCCCACCAATATTATAAAAATTTTAAAAAACCACTGTTGTTAAAAAACTAACAGCACAAACGAAAAAAAAGCCCCGTTGCCGGGGCCAATCTCGCGATTAACGAGGGGAGAAACAAACGGCAACACTTGCACGCTTGCAGCTTCAACTATACACTGCGGCCAACGTGGTTGCAAGGACCATCGCATGTTTGACCATTTGATTGATTTTGAGCCGCAAATTGAGGCCGCTCCTGTTGGGTTTGTGCCCGTGGAAAAAACACACCCCACGGAACATGTTGACGCACAAACCAACACCTTAGACTGGCTAAAAGAGCTAGGCGCAATAGACGAAGAAGAAATTGCTACCGAAGCGCAGGTCAGTGCGGCGCGGACAGCCTTTACCCAACTGGTTACGGCCCAACCGCCTAATCAAACCCACAAGGCGCTGGAACAAATCAAAACCCCTGCGGCTGTTCAGCACTTGGTCGGCATGCTAACGGCGTATGATTGGCATTTTATTAATCAAGCGCAAGAGATTCGTGGTTATGCGGTAGCGCAATTACTGGAAGAAACCAAACACCCCACCGCTTCTGTCCGCTTAAAAGCGCTTGCTCTCTTGGGCAAGGTTACCGAGGTCGGGTTATTCACTGAGAAAATTGAGGTCAAGAAGACCGAACTATCCGACGTTGAACTAGAAACACGCATCAAAGAAAAGCTTAACAAAATAGCAAAGATTGTGGACATTACCGATGTTCAAGAAATTCAAGAAATTCAAGAAATAGATTGTCAAGAGTTAGACACAGCAGAGGACGACGGTGAACGCAATACTGAGTCCTGAAGAAATCAAGGCGCTAAACCGCATTTTGCCCACGCTAAACCCGCAGGAGAAAGCGGAGCTGTTGGCGGACTTGGAAGAGCGCGCATCCCGTGCGTCAAAGCAGATAGGTAAAGACTCACTTCTCGGGTTTGCCACGCACGTCTACCCCGGCTTCAAGATTGGGGCGCATCACAGAAAACTCTCCCGCATTTTCGAAGACGTGATCGAAGGCAAAAAGAAGCGCGTCATTATCAATATTGCGCCACGTCACGGCAAGTCCGAATTTTCGTCCTATCTGTTCCCGGCTTATTTTCTTGGCAAGTATCCCAATAAAAAGATCATCATGGGCACCCACACGGCGGGGCTATCGGAAGACTTTGGTCGGCGGGTGAGAAACCTGATTGAGAGTGACGAGTATCAAGAGCTGTTCCCTGATACACGCATTGCAGACGATCAGAAGGCAGCAGGTAAATGGTCAACCGGTGCAGGGGGGCAGTACTACGCTGCTGGTGTCGGCGGTGCGTTGGCCGGTCGTGGGGCTGATTTGTTTGTGGTCGATGACCCTCATTCGGAACAGGACATAAAATCAAACTCCAGACTTGCCTTTGATACCGCGTGGTCATGGTTCCAGACAGGTCCATTGCAGCGTCTAATGCCCGGAGGGGCAATCATTGTCATTATGACTAGGTGGTCGCTGTTGGATATAACCGGTAAGCTGATTGACTACCAGACACGAAATCCAGAAGCCCTGCCGTGGGAAATCGTCGAACTCCCCGCCATCCTGCACGAGAATTCAGATAAAGAGAAAAGCCTGTGGCCTGAACAATGGCCGTTAGACCAGCTAAAGAAAGTTAAAGCAGCGCTCGATCCCCGGTACTGGAACGCCCAGTACATGCAGCAGCCCACCTCAGAGTCGTCAGCCATCATCGCGCGAAAAAGCTGGCGCATCTGGCTAAACGACGACCCCCCGAAGTGCGAGTACATTATCCAGAGCTGGGATACGGCGTACGAGACCAAGAACTCGTCTGACTTTTCCGCCTGCACCACATGGGGCGTGTTCTACAACGAGGAAGAGAACGACACCCCGCAGGTCATACTGCTCGATGCGTTTAAAGACCGAATAGCGTTTCCAGAATTAAAACAAGTCGCCTTGAAGCACTACAAGGAGTGGGAACCCGATGCGTTCATTGTGGAGAAAAAGGCAGCCGGTGCCCCGCTCATCCAAGAACTCAGAGCAATGGGCATCCCCGTCCAAGAGTTCTCCCCCAGCCGAGGCAACGACAAGATCGTCCGAGTCAACGCTATTGCGGATTTATTCTCCTCTGGTAAAGTCTGGGCACCTGATACCCGCTGGGCACGAGAAGTCATCGAAGAAGTGGCAGCGTTCCCGGTGGGCGAGCACGACGACTTTGTAGACACCACCTCTCAAGCCCTTCTGCGTTTTAGGCAGGGCGGCTTCATTTCATTAGATACGGACGAACCGGATGACGTGCGGTATAGCATCCCACGCAAAGCGGCTTATTACTGATGGAACACTTTGACGATCTAACAGCGTTTGCTTCTTGGTGGCTTGCCAACCGAGCGTTGTTCCCACCGCCTAATGCAGTTACGGTCTATGACAACATGACGGGAACGTGTCTTTACCGTGATAGCTGCTACCAAGTACAGATGTTTACTGCGCGGCCTAACTCTAGTGCTCCGTCGCACATTCACCCCAACGTAGACAGTTATGAGTTATATCTGTCGGGGGATTTAGATTTTGTCATTAACGGGGTCATTTACTCGCATACGCAGATTGCCAACAACCCAGTTCCGGTGAGGATATACCCATCTTACTGGCACGAAGGAATAACCGGGAATCTGGGCGGTTCTTTTTTGTCCATTCAAAAATGGCTCAACGGCACACCACCTTCTTGCGTAGGGAACGACTGGCTTGATGTTAACGGCTTAACGCATGGCAGTTGCCCTAACAAACTTGAGGATTAAATCATGGCAATCGACAAAAGTCTTTACGCAGCACCAACAGGCTTGGCCGCACTAGGGGAAGAAGAACCCGACCTTGAGATTGAGATCGTAGACCCGGAAGAAGTCAGCATTAAAACAGCCGGTCTTCAAATTTCATTGCTGCCTGAACCGACAACGGCAGAGACGTTCAACGCTAACCTTGCGGACTTTATTGATGACGATGTGCTGCTGCAAGTGGCAGGCGATTTGGAAGAAGACATCAACAACGATAAGAACGCTCGCAAAGAGTGGGAAAAGTCTTACGTAGAAGGCATCAAGCTGTTGGGCTTGCAGATTGAAGAAAGAACAGAACCATGGAACGGCGCATGTGGCGTATTCCACCCAATGATCACAGAGGCGGTTGTCCGCTTTCAAGCTGAGACGATTACCGAGACGTTCCCTGCACAGGGGCCGGTGCGTACCAAGATTATTGGTAAAGATACGCCAGACATACAAGAAGCCGCAGCACGCGTAGAAGAGGATATGAACTTCCAGTTGACGGAAGTGATGACGGAGTACCGGCCAGAACACGAGCGCATGCTGTGGTCACTGCCAGCAACAGGCTCGGCGTTTAAGAAAATTTATTACGACCCCAACCTCGGTCGCCAAGTGGCGATGTTTATTCCAGCAGAAGACATCCTACTGCCGTACGGTACGACAGACTTGGACACTTGCCATCGCATGACGCATGTGATGCGCAAAACCAAAAACGAGATTATTAAGTTGCAGCAAGGCGGGTTTTACTGTGACATCGAGCTGCCTGATCCTCCCAAGATGGAGGACGACATTAAGAAAGCCAAAGACAAAGAAACAGGTTTTACCAACTTAAACGACGACCGTTATGTGTTGTTTGAGTGCCATGTGGATTTGAACTTAAAGGGCTTTGAAGACAAAAATGAAGAGGGTGAAGAAACGAGTATTGCGCTGCCGTACGTAGTCACCATACTAAAAGGTACCAATACGGTTTTAGCAGTGCGTCGTAATTGGTTAGAAGACGACCCGCTTCAGCTAAAGCGTCAGCACTTTGTGCACTACCAGTATGTCCCCGGCTTTGGTGCGTATGGCTTCGGTTTGTTTCATTTGATCGGTGGGTTTGCCAAGAACGCCACATCGCTGATGAGGCAGTTGACCGACTCAGGTACGTTGTCGAACTTGCCCGGTGGGTTGAAGTCACGCGGCTTGCGTATTAAGGGCGACGACACACCGATTGCTCCGGGTGAGTGGCGTGATGTGGATGTAGCCTCGGGCAACATCCGTGACTCCATACTGCCGCTGCCGTACAAAGAACCATCGGCCACGTTGTTCCAGTTGATGAACACCATCGTGGAAGAAGGGCGACGGTTTGCCGCTACCGCAGACATGAAGATTTCAGACATGTCGGCACAAGCCCCGGTGGGCACAACGCTGGCGCTCTTGGAGCGGCAACTGAAAGTGTTGACTGCGGTGCATGCGCGAGTTCACTTCACGCTGAAGAAAGAACTCAAACTACTCAAAGACATCATCCGCGACTTCACTGATCCGGACTACGACTACACGCCAGAGTACGGCACCAAGAAAGCCAAGAAGACTGACTATGACATGGTGGACGTAATCCCCGTGTCAGACCCCAACGCGTCCACCATGAGTCAGCGGGTGGTGCAGTATCAAGCAGTCATTCAGATGGCGCAGATGGCACCGAACATTTACGACATGCCAGAGCTGCACCGTGCGATGTTGGACGTGTTGAACATCAAGAACGCTGAGAAGTTAGTACCGCTGCCAAGCGACCAGAAACCCAAAGACCCTGTGTCAGAAAACATGGCGTGTCTGAAAGGCGAGCCGTTAAAAGCGTTCCTGTATCAAGACCATCAGTCGCATATTGCTGTGCATATGTCCGCAGCGCAAGACCCTATGATGATGCAGTTGATTGGGCAGAACCCGCGTGCACCACAGATTCAAGCGGCAATGGCGGCGCATATCGCAGAGCATGCAGGGTTCCTGTATCGCCAGAAGATTGAACAGCAGCTTGGGTTCTCGTTGCCACCTGAAGATGAGCAGTTGCCACCGCAGGTTGAGGTAGCGCTATCGACCATGATGGCGCAGGCAGCACAGCAGGTGTTGCAGCAGAACCAAGCGCAGGCTGCACAGCAGCAAGCACAACAACAGGCACAAGACCCGTTGGTTCAGATGCAGATGCAAGAACTACAGATCAAGCAGCAGGAGCTTGATCTTAAGAAACAGAAACTAGCCCTCGATGCGGCAGCGCAGAGCGACAGGCTGGAGTTGGATAGAGAGCGTTTGGATGGTCAGTTGCAGTTAGATGCGATGAAGACCCAAGCGCAGATCGAAGAGACCAAAGCGCGTGTTGTCGGTGAACAAGAACGAGAAGGCGTGCGTTTGGGGTTGGAAGCGGCTAAAGCACGTGAACAGTCCGACTTCCAACGTAAGCAGGCAATGGTGAATCAACTAAACGCTTACGCCTCGTCCAACAAAAAGGAGAAACCTAACAAATGATCGACTCTTTCGCATCCGTACTGCGCGACAAGTTACGGGCTGATATGAACAACTACGCTGATGACATTGCCACTGGGCAATGTCCAGACTTCACCTCCTATAAATATCTCTGCGGGCTTATTCAAGGTCTTGCCATTGCAGAGCGTCATATATTAGACCTTGTTGAAGCAATGAATAAAGGAGATGAAGATGAGTGAACTACTGCTACCACCGGGTATTCAAATGCCGGAGCCGATACAAACCAGCGAGGCTCCCGGCGAAGACATTCCCATTGAGGAGCGCGGACGCATGTTGCCCAGAGCTGTTGGGTGGAAGATTTTATGCACGCTACCGCCTGCGGATGAGACGTTTGAGAACAGCAGCATCATCAAGTCTGAGCAAGTCAAAAAGCAGGAAGAGTTCACTACTGTTGTTTTGTTTGTCGTCGATGTTGGTCCAGATGCTTACAAAGATGAAAACAAATACCCGTCAGGTCCTTGGTGTAAGGCGGGCGATTTCATTCTCGTGCGGGCATACGCAGGCACGCGTCTTAAGGTCTATGGCACAGAGTTCCGTTTCATCAACGACGATCAGGTCGAAGGTGTGGTGGATGACCCACGCGGTATTACCCGCGCTTAACTAGGAGGTGTTATCAAATGAGCACGTTAGATGAGTTTAAGTTTCCCGACGAACAAGAACCCACTGCGTCACCCGAGAACGAGGTAGAAGTTCTTGCCGAAGGTGGCGAAGTTGAGATCGAGGTCGTCGATGACACCCCAGAGCGCGACAGAGGCCGTAAGCCCCTAGACAAAGACGTTGCTGACCCTTCCGAAGACGAGATTGAATCGTACTCGGCCAATGTGCAGGCTCGTATCAAAGAGTTAACACATGCCCGTCACGATGAGCGTCGCCGTAAGGAAGAGCTGGAACGGCAGACTCACGAGATGGAACGCCTGTTGCATTACTACTCGGAAGAAAACAAGAAGCTAAAGCAGACGGTCAATTACGGGCAGGAAGCGTTTATTGGCACCGCCAAGCGGGAGGCCGAGGCGCAGTTGGAAGCAGCCAAGCGGATGTACAAGGATGCACACGAGGCGTTTGACACCGATGCCATCATTGCCGCTCAAGAAGCATTGACCGATGCCAAGATGCGGTTGTCGCAGATAAATAATTATCGCCCAACCCCTTTACAAGAAGAAAATAATGAGATACAACTACCGCAATCTCAGCCCCAACAGGTTCAACCGGACGAGAAGTCCCTGCGCTGGCAGGCAAAAAACCAGTGGTACGGTCAACCGGGGTTCGAAGAATACACCAGCTACGCACTAGGGCTGCATCACAAGCTAGTCACCGCAGGGGTAGACCCGCGTTCAGACGAGTACTTCGCTCAAATTGATGAGCGCATGACAAACACTTTCCCCGAGCTATTTGGGCAGCAAAGACAAGTTTCGTCGCAAAAATTCAGCGAGACACCTAAAAAGCCTGCGGCAGTGGTAGCGCCTGCTTCTCGTTCGTCTGGAACAAAGAAAATCCAGTTGACGACAAGACAACTAGACTTGGCAAAGAAGTATGGACTAACCCCACAGCAGTATGCGGCTGAAGTAGCTAAATTGGAGGCTTGATATGGTAGATCGCACCCCTCGTGACGTTGCAACACGCGAAAAAACAGCAAGGCAAGTATATGTTCCACCTTCGCATTTGCCAGACCCAACTCCCCAACCGGGGAAGAAGTTCCGGTGGATTGCGACACAACTGCTAGGGCAGCCGATGGCGACTAACGTCTCGACGCGCATGCGGGAGGGTTGGGAGCCAGTACGCGCCGAGGATCACCCGGAACTTTTGCTTCCGCCTAATGCTAACGGCAATATTGAAATTGGCGGCTTGATGTTGTGCAGTGCGGCTGAAGAGATGGTAGATGCGCGTAATGCGTACTACGGTAACCAAGCTGAACGGCAGATGGAAACCGTCGATAACAATCTAATGCGCCAGAGTGATGCACGGATGCCGATCTTTGCGGATCGTAAGTCGTCCATTAGCTTTGGTAAAGGCGCTAAATAAATCCTTTTGGAGCTTAATTATGGCTTATCCAACCGTAAGTGCACCGTATGGACTAAAGCCCGTCAATCTAATTGGTGGACAAGTCTATGCGGGACAGACTCGCCTGATGGAAATTGCAAGTGGCTATGCTACGAACATTTTCTATGGCGATCTAGTAAAAAGGGTGGCTGCTGGAACGATTGAGAAAGACACAGGAACAACCACAGCAACACCGTGTGGCGTGTTTCTTGGCGTTACTTTTACAAACGGTTCTACCGGTCAAGTTCAAAATCAACAATTTTATCCAGCATCTCAAGCAATTAAAGCAGGCACAAAGATTTTTGCCTATGTTGCTGATGATCCTGATACGTTGTTCCAAGTCGCTGTAGTTTCTGGCACCACAGTTATTAGTGGTGTTGGTATTACTGCAATTGGAAATAATGCAACATTGGTGCAAAACGCGGGTTCGACAACCACGGGAGATTCCAAAGTAGCAATTTT